TGCGGCGTCGATCCGGGAGTGGGGTTGGACGAACCCGGTTCTGGTGGCCGAGGATGGCGGGATCATTGCCGGCCATTGCCGGGTGCTGGCGGGAAGGCAACTGGGTCTTGCCGAGGTTCCGGTGATGTTGGCGACCGGTTGGAGCGAGGCGCAGAAGCGCGCGTATGTCCTGGCCGACAATCAGTTGGCGCTGAATGCGGGCTGGAACCCGGAACTGCTGCGGCTTGAGCTCGGCGAGCTGAAGGAACTGGACTTCGACCTCGCGCTGATCGGGTTCGACGACGCCCAATTGGCATCCTACGGAATCGGCGTTGACGAAATCCCGATGCCGTTTCTATCGGATGCGGGACGGCCATCGTTCCAGCAGATGACGTTTACATTGCACGACAGCCAAGTGACAGAGATCCAGGCGGCAATTGTAAGGGCAAAGGCGGTGGGGCCGTTCGAGGGGCCGAATGAAAACAGTAACGGCAATGCCCTTGCCCGCATCTGTGAAGCCTATGGCGAGCGCTAAGGATATCAAGGTCGCGCCGATCGCCGCGTGGGCAGCGAATGCGCTGGTGCGGCGCGTGCACTATAGCGGCAAGGTGGCCGCCAACAGTCAAATGCATCTCGGAGTATTTCTCGATGGTAGGCTTGAGGGCGCAATGCAGTTCGGACCATCGCTCGACAAGCGCAAACAAATTGGTGGGGCTGGTAGCCGGCACCCCGTGGAACGGCTTCCTCGAGCTCAACCGATTAGCATTCACCGATCGACTGCCGCGCAATAGTGAAAGCCGTGCGCTTGGAATCGCCTTGCGCACGATGCGCAAGCACTATCCGCATGTACAGTGGTGCGTCTCGTTCGCAGACGCGACGCAATGTGGGGATGGCACGATCTACAGGGCGGCCGGCTTCGCCCTTACCGGGATCAGGAAGAACACGACGATATGGATGATGGGAGACGACAAGGCAGAAACATTCTCGCGGGTCAGCTTGACCAATGTGACGAGGCCGCTGCGGGAGCGGTTAATAAACCGGGTGACGAACACCAAGGGCAGCGCCGCGCGACAAACAGGTTCGGCAACAATGAAGCCGTTTAAGGAAATGGGGTTCCGGCCATTGCCCGGTTTCCAGTTGCGTTACGTCTACTTTCTCGATCCGACAGCGCGCGAACGACTGACGGCTCCGATCTTGCCGTTCTCGACGATCGCAGAAATGGGCGCCGGTATGTATCGCGGCGAAATGCGTGCGAAGCAGGCGATGGCCGAGCACCACTCGGCACAGCGACGCGGCAGCGGCGATCCGCACGCTCCAGAAGGACGAATAGCATGAGCAGGCCACCGCATGAGCCGAACGAGAAGGATCGCAAGCAGGTTGAGGCGATGGCGAGCTATGGCATTCCGCATCCTGACATTGCGCGCGTGATCGGCATTTCGACGCCGACGTTGGAGAAGTGGTATCGGTACGAGTTGGACACCGGCGCCAGCAAAGCGAACTCGATGGTGGCACAGAGCCTGTTCCAGAAGGCGATGGGCAACGGCAATGGGGCGGTGGCGGCGTGCATTTTCTGGCTGAAGGTCCGGGCCAAATGGGTCGAGCCGAAGCCGTGGGACGAGGCGCCGATCGGCCGCAAGGAGCAGTTGCAGCAGGCGGCGGCTACCGCCGGTGGGGCGACTACCGAGTGGGCCTCCGACCTGGAGGTCAATCAGGTCAACTGATGCGACTTGAAATCACCGACGACTGTTGCGCGACGGCGCGGCGGCTGATTGCCGACGGCCTTGATCCCAGCGAAATGCTAGTTCTGCCGCGGTGATGTGGTGTGCCTGCGCGGGACCCGCGCGGGCGTTTGCCTCCCGACAATTGCAGGAAACGGCCGAGGGTGGTCCCCGGCATGTCCCGTATGACTCCCTTCAGGCTGAAAGGTTGGCCGAACTACGGCGTTCCCGTCGCTCGCCTGTGCGTTAAAACCATCGCCCGCTAGGGTGACCAAGGGTCCATGCTGGAATTCATCCACGAGCCTGTGGCGGATGCGGCGCCGCCCATTGCGCCGGCCATCCTCCGAGGCGCCGAAGACTGGGACACGAGCTGCCCGGATTGGGAGGAGCGGCTTCTGGACGGCCGGAGCCTGGTGCCGGAACTGCCGCTGTACGAGGCCGAAGCGGCCAAGGCGCTGAGGTGCTTCAAGCGGTTGCGATTGCCGGACGTGATCGGGACGCCGCGGCTGGGTGATGTCTGCGGGGAATGGTTCTACCCGATCGTGGCGGCCCTGTTCGGGAGCTACGACCGGGCCACCAACGTCCGTCATATCCCGGAGGTCTTCCAGCTCATCCCCAAAGGCAACAGCAAGTCGACGAACGGCGGCGCCGTGATGATGACGGCGCTGATCTGCAATCCGCGCCCGAACGCGGAATTTCTTTTCGTGGCGCCGACCATGGAAATCGCCAGCATTGCCTACAAGCAGGCGAAGGGAACGATCCGGCTCGATCCGGAACTCACGAAAATCATGCACGTTCAGGATCACATCCGGCGCATCACCCATCGGCAGACCGGGGCGACGCTGCAGATCAAGGCCGCAGACACCGATGTGATCACTGGCTCACTCGCACTCGGGACCATGATCGATGAGACGCATGTGTTCGCCAAGAAATCGAACGCGGCCGAAATCTTCGTCGAGCTCCGCGGCGCGCTGACGAAAAGACCGGACGGCTTCCTGTTTCAGACCACGACGCAGAGCAAACAGACGCCGTCGGGCGTCTTTGCCTCCGAGCTGGCGATGGCGCGTGCGGTGCGTGATGGCAAGACGCGGATGCCCTTGCTCCCGGTTCTGTACGAACTGCCGGATCGGCTGGCGCGCGATGGCGGCTGGAAGGAGCGTAAGTATTGGCCGCTGGTCAATCCCAATCTGGGGCGATCGACCAACGCCGACTTCCTGGCACGCGAGATTGTGAGAGCCGAGGCGGATGGGCCAGCGGCCACTGCCCTAATAGCCAGCCAGCACTTCAACGTGCAGATCGGGATGAGCTTGCGCGCCGACGGCTGGGCCGGCGCCAACTACTGGAGCCGCGGCGTCGAGGAGGGACTGACGCTCGATGCTGTGCTAGCGCGATCGGAGGCGGTGGTTGTCGGCATCGACGGCGGCGGATTGGATGACCTCTTGGGCATTGCGGTGCTCGGGCGCGAGAAGGACAGCAAGACACATCTGGCATGGACGCATGCGCTGGTTTCCCCGGAGGGGCTCGAGCGGCGCAAAGCTAATACTGGGTTTTATGAAAGGTTTCAGGCCGACGGCGATCTAACCGTGGTGGAGGAATTGCCGGATGACATTTCAACTGTCGTCGAAATCGTGGAAAAAGTTAAAGGCACGAAAAAACTTGCCGGTGTCGGCGTGGACGCGATCGGGATCGGCGGCATTGTCGATGCCCTCGCAAAAATCGGCGTCACACAGGAAAACAACTTACTCGCCGGCGTGCGCCAAGGCATCTCGCTGATGGGCGCGATCAAGACCGTCGAAAGGAAATTGGTCGACGGCTCGTTCAAGCACGGCGGCCAGGCGCTGATGACGTGGTGTGCCGGCAATGCGCGCATTGTCCCGACGCCGACCGGGATGCGAATTGCCAGAGACGATTCGGGTTATGGGAAGATCGATCCGCTCATGGCGCTGTTCAATGCCAGTGCGCTGATGGCCACCAATCCGATGGCGCAGAAGCGGCCGGAGGTTCGGTTGTTTTTCGCCTGAGCGAGAATGCAGTGAGAGGCCTCTGGGGGGACAAGGGCCTCTCACGATCATGCCGCGCGCCTACCGGGGAGGTTGCGGCGGCTGATTGGGATTGGGTTTTCCCGGATTGGGGTTTTGCGGATTCGGTTTCGGATCGTCGCCCGGATTGTTGGGTTCGTTTCCCATCGCTGTTCACCTCGATTGGCCCACCTGCGCACAACAACACCGCAGCGGCCAGCTAAGTTCCTGAGAGGCTGATCATGCTCAATAGAGCTTACAGCCTGCTTGAAATCAAGCAGGTCGACGATGATGCGCGGATCATCACCGGCATGGCGACGACGCCGTCGGCCGATCGCCTGCAGGATGTGGTCGAGCCGCGAGGCGCGCAGTTCAAGTTGCCGATTCCATTCCTTTGGCAACATGATTCCGGTCAGCCGATCGGTCACGTCACTCATGCCAAGATCGGCAAGGACGGCATCGAGATCGTCGCCAAGATCGCCAAGGGCGTGACGGCGGAAATCGATCGCGCGTGGGCGTTGATCAAGGCTGGGCTGGTGCCCGGCCTGTCGATCGGCTTCAAGGCCATCGAGCATGAGTACATCAAAGAGACCAAGGGAATCCGTTTCATCAAATGGGATTTCCTCGAATTATCAGCGGTGACCATTCCGGCGAATGCCGAATGCACCATCGCCACCGTGAAGTCGATCGACACTGCGCAGCGGGCCGTGGTCGGCCAAGCAAAGCTGCACCGTGTTGTTCATCTCAACCCCCCCAGTGGTCTGGGACTATCTCAACCGAAGCCCCAGGAGGGGACTGA